CATCGTTTCTATAGACTTTCTTGTAAACTCAAGAACATATTCCTTACCTTCGAATTCAAAAGTAATCTGTTTAGCCATCGTTTAATTCCCCCATTACGCCGATTTCAAAGTAGGTTTAGTAGACGGTGCGATACTGATTTTCATTTCAGTAACAGCATTAACCCCGGCTCCTACGACCCAAACGGCATGTTCACCCTGCCATTCAAAAATTCCCTCTGAACCGGCATTTCCGAATTCAAGAGCGTAATACAGTTCTTTATGGGCATCGGCTAACACAGCTTCGTAATCAGCTTTGGTATAATTTGCTGTGAACTCCATTGCACTCATAGACTGAATACCGTTGATATACGTCTGAGCAGCATCAGAAAGGGTAGTGGTTTCAAGTAATTCGGGAGCGCCACCAAGGTCTGGAAAATCTTTAATGTCGATTGCTTTTGTCAGAGCTGCGGCACTCTCTCCCCATTTCAAGGTTACCCCATGAGTACTAATAGCCATTAATCTCTACCTCCTATAAATTGTTTTGTTGGTCGATATAACTCCCGTATATCTACCAACCATCCTATAAATGGTTGCATCCTCCAGGTTCGCTATTGGTTCCTTCAAGGTTCTTGTAAATCCCATAGAAGCAAACTCGTTGTCAATTACTTCAAAAATTTTCTTACATTCGCTTTTTTTACCTGTTTGCTTGTTTGAATATACGTTCACTTCATACATGAGCCTGGCATGGTTCTCAATATTACCACTATCCTGAGTACGCTCATACACGTTATTCCCACGCTCTTCAATGAATACTGCAGGAAATACCGCTGGAGATTTTATATATTCACCATAAACTGATATAGAATTGAATTTATTTCGCAGCTTTGTTGCTATCTGATTGAATAATTCGTTTTCTATATCAATCATTTGTTGAAAACCTCCCTTGCAATATCATCTACCTGTCGTTGCAACTCAAGAAGCGTGTTATACATAAACGGCCTACTTTTCATGCCCTTAGTCCAATGCCATTTTTGATCCCTCTCATTGAAGTAAACCCATCCCTTTTCGCCATGCTCATTTATGTCGTATTTCCAGCCTTCCGGGGCAGGGTGAGGGTTCTGTTTACCAACTATTCCGGTTCCGAATTCAACATATATTGCATATGGAACCCCGGCTCTAACTATCCCAATTCCCACTTCCGGATCGAAAAAACCTGTTATACTTTCCTCCAGCTCTCCTGTATAAACTGCCCCAAGTTCCCTAACCTGTGCTTTTGCTATTTCCACGCCCACATCAACCAGGGTTTTAATTAGCGCCACCGTCTTTTCGCTCAGTTGTTTTTTGTATGCTTTGACTTCATCAATTGTTTCTTCTATGCTCCTAGTAGTAAGCTTCATTTTTATCTTAGGCACTAATATTCACCTTCCGCACAGCATACATGATGCTATTTAAGCCCTTAGCAACCTTCCTTACAATATAATTATGTGGTTCCTCCGTATCCAGGTTATCAATCCAGAGAATAGAACTCTCTTCTATCGGACAGTCCATATCATCAGTAATCATTATCTTGTCATAACTCTCCATATCTCCAAACTGCCTTGTGTAGCTCTCACCTGCTGCAGCCGACACATTTATTCGTAAAGCGGTGGGGGAAGAATACAATATTTCATACTCTCCTGTTTCGTTACCATACTCATCGAGAACGGGTTTTTTGTCCTCATAAAGAGCATAATAGATAGTCTGTTTGTTACGTTCCAGGGTTCTCATTAGGGCACCCCCACATATGGAATAATACCCCTCAGAAGGCTTTCCGGTACATCCGCGCTCTCGTAAGTACGACTTATACCATTTTCACTATGAGAGGTTTGTCCTTCCGCGCCCCTTTTGTTATAAAGATAAACTGCAATTCGTACTTGTAAGTCGTGATAACGAGAGTCTAAGTCCGTCGGGAAATCACTAAAAGGATAACGACGGGAGAGGATAGCGAACTTAGCACTCTCTAGTAAATCCAAAAGAAGAGTGTCTTCCTTCTCATCATCAATTCCCAAGTGAATCTTCAAACGATCAATTTGTGCCATCCTCCACCCCCCATTATTCAACAATGGTGACTTTGAAGGTATCCTTACCTTCCCCATAGCCCCTCTTATCACAATAGACAGTAATGTCTGCATTTTCCCCAACGGCGCCGACAGCCGTTACTCTCACTTTGAGCTTATTCACTATTTCTACCGTAACTTTAGAAGGATCGGACGAAACAGCTTCGCGAATCGTTGTACCCCCCGGGATGGTAGTAACAGTAACCTCTTTGCTTCCACCCTCTTCAACCTCTTGGTCGGAAATGGGCGTAACTGTGACACCCGATTCACAGACTCTTACTTTGAATTTCATTACTTCGCTGTCATAAGCTTTTTCATTATCATCTACCGCTGATAGAGTGATAACCGTCGATCCGAGGGGAGTGTTATCCGCAACCGTCAAAATCAAGTCATTTTCTTTCCCTTGAGTAACGTCCATAGCCGGTGAACATATTCCGGTGTCTGTAGAAAGCACAGTATAGTTCAAAGATGCTCCAGAGGCAACATTCGATTTTATAGTAATTGTTTTATTAACCCCTTTGGTGAGTGATTGATTTCTCACCGGAGTAAATTCGATTTTACGTTTAATCACAGCAACCGGAATTCTAACTACCGATGGAGCGAAATTTAAATCTGTCGGTGTCCATTTTGCTGTTACCAAGCAAACCCCTTCGGCAACAGGAGCGATTGTAAACACACCATTCGTTTCCAATACTGTCGCAACATTAGTGTCACTCGAAGCAACTTCGGAAAAATTTCCCTCTGAGGGATTGCTTAGTGTAATTGTTACGACTTTTTCTTCCTCGTCCAGATAAATAAGCACCGGATCGTCTCCTATTATAGTGGCCGGAGGCTTATAACCACTCTCAGATGTTATCCCGAACATAGCTATAACTTCTTTAATAGAGGCCCTATAGTAGTTTTTGGGAAATGCTTCAACACCTTCATCTTCTTCTGTGACAGTAACAGCATTATCTGCACTTATGGAGATTTTAACCAAAGGGTACTTTTCATCGTCGTTTTTGGTTTCTTTGTAAATCTTGTCTCCAGCCACAATAAAAAACATATAACCAACCCCTTTTCGGCCCCGTATTATTTCAAACGATTAACCATTCGAAATAATACGAGCAATGGCAATATTTTTCGGAAGCCCGGCAATTTTCCAATTGGCTCCACTGCCGAGTTGAATATTCGTCGGAGACTTGGTGTAACCATCATCCGGAGGTACAAATGTGAATCCATTCGGGTGGAAGGTTTCCCGGAGCCGTGTAACCAAGTAATTAAAACCACCGTCGGTTAATTGATTCCGTCCTACTTCCACAGGGGTGTCTACGGGAGCGGGAGCATATTGGATAGCCCCGAGGCCAAATAGGTATGTGGTATATTCAACAGCGTTAGTGGTCTCGTTCGAAACCACGGGTACACCATCGTCCACAACAACAGTCATTCCGTTCCAGTTTGCCAGACGTAACCGGCGCTCAATACCTTGAGAGTCGGTGTATTTCCAGTATTCCAAAAGCTGCTTGTTCGCCAAGCTTGTTGCAATTTGAGAGTGCATGACAACCAAAGAGAACATATTAGCAGCATCACCGACTGCTTTTTGGATAGCGTCATTTGCCGTGGTTTCTCCGACTTTGTTGCTATCCCCAACACTACCGGCTGTGGTGAGAGCAATCCGTGTGGTGTGTAGTTGCCATTCATCCCAAGCGTCACTATTATCGTCTGCAATGTCGAAAATACCCTTCATAATTTGAATGAGGATTTTTTGCCGTTCTTTTTGCCAATATTTCGCAACTTGAGAAGTAATCTGTTTCATCGGATCTGCGCCACTATTGAAATCACGAATGAAATCCCTGTCTTTCCAGGAATTCGCACGTCCGTAAACAACACCGGTTTGCGATTTACCGGAAACTTCGTTGATGTCAATATCAGTGTCACCGTCATAGTTTACCGGATCGCCGCCAATGAGAGCATAGAAAGGAATGGTGTAAATATCAGAACCATTCGCAATCAGTTTCCGAATTTCTTCATTGTTCTGTACGGCCCCGCTTTCCAGCATTGCAGTAAGCGTAGGGTCTTTTTCGTTTTGCCATAAATACAGAAACAACTCCGGATCATATGGGAAATTCAGATAATGGGCCATAATTCAACAACTCCTTTACAACTCAATATTCAAGATTTCTTTCCAGTTTGGGTTCTTTTGAATGAACTCCAATTGTTCTTTATATGGCATTTTATCGAAATGCTCTTTCGTAATCACCCCCCCGGGGCCTCCGGCGGGGGGCTTCGGTGTATTCTTGAGCAGTTCAGCTTTTACTGCTTGCTCCACGGCTTTCTTTTGAGCGTTAATCACATCAATCATTGTTCTTGCTCTTGCTGCTGTCACTTCTTCGTTTTCTGTTACAATAACTTCGAGTAAAGAAGTATACTCTTTTTCTTTCAGTCCCGATTCAACAAAAAATTCTTTCGCCTTCAGTTTTGCAAGCTCTTTGGTATATTGCTTTTTTATTTCTTCAGTTCTTTGTTTTTCAAGATTTAAAAGCTCTTCAGCACTCATGTTTTGTTCTTGCAGTTCTTTAAGCTTTTTCCTAACTGAAGCGAGTTCAGAAGCGGTTTTGTTAAAAACTTCCTCACTCACAGATTTCGGTAATGCTTCGGGATCAACAAGATTTTTGGAAGCTAGAGCCGTATCAATTTCATCAAGTGTCATTCCCTCTTTATAAGCATCACCAAGCAAATCTTTTAAACTAGCCATTATTGTCAACCTCCTGCGTTTTTAGGTGTTCTCTCACCATAATTTTGCGCCTTTTATTGTTGCTTCTCCCCAACAAATCTCATCAATTACACTGTTTATTAAACCGGTTCTCTCCGGCTTGCGTTTTTTAACGTGCTTCTCTGCACAATATAACTAAAAGAGCGCCAATCAACCGATTTTCGATTAACTGGCGCTCTTTTGGCGCTCTCTATCACTATTGATATTATTAATTGTTCCGCAGCGAGGACATTTAATCTCAGCTTCTCCCTTAATTTTACCAAGAAGTTTATTACATTTCAAGCACCTAACCTCCCTCAAAGAGCATCACCTTCCTTCGGATCTGGTTTATTATTCCCTGGTGTCATTGAAGGCTCTGCCTGTTTCCACTTATCAAAATATTCTTCGGAATCCTGATACACTTGCTCTGGATCGCTGAACAAACCACAAACAGTAACAGCAATCTTTGGATGAACACCAGCTTCAAGCATATTTTGTAACCCTTGCGTCTTAACCAAGAGATTATCAGTTTTGTTTCGAGTAAACTTAATATCAATGTCTGTCAAATTTATATCCAGTCCTTTTTGGAGTTTAAGTATCCGCAACACCAGGCGGAGAAACTGTTTTTCAGAACTCTTAAAAATAAGCTCTGTTTGTTTCCCCCTGGCCTCCGCCGCTGTCCAACCGTCACGGTAGTAAACTGCTGTGCCAGTATCACTTGTCGATCTTGTGTTTTGATGTCTGTCCGGCATGCCACAGATAATTAAAATGGTTCTGTAAAGATCGTCTTTGGTTATCTGTGTTTGAGTCTGGTCTAATTCTTGAGAAACCATATCAACATCTGCCGGTAAACCCTGTTGCCCTCTAACTTTCAACGCCCCAAGCTCTTTTAAAGCCTCAAAGGTCGATTCATCAATATCACAGTTAATAAATTTCATGAAAGATTGGATAAATTGCTCAATACCGTCCATACGATTTGAAACCAGGTTGTTTATACTATCGAGTAAGGGAAGCACCACTTCAAAAGAACCGATCCTCGAATTGTTCGCGGGATACTCAATTATAGGGATATATCCCAAAGCATGAGCTTTCTCATTTACAATTACGTCTTTCTTAACCTCAAAATACTTTGTCGGAGTGTAAATTACATAAAGAATGTCGTCTTCGGGAGTTTTAACACAGGTTACTCCCATTATAGGTTTTTTCCCAAAACCGTTATTATAAACCACAAAAGCATTTCGCGGGTCGAGAGTATCTATCTCAAAAGGAACATCGCTACCTTTTCCGGTTGGTAAAACCATACGATACGACGTTCCGGCAATATTAAACCACTCCGCTAACTCTTGATCTTTTAACGCCTTATCAGCTGAAAGCATATAATTGTTAAGATCTGGAATTTTATTTTCCCCGACGGTTTCACCCCTCCTTACATATTGGACAGGCTCACCAAAAACATAACTTTTCTTAAACTCCACGATCTCTTGAGCATGGTTTTCCACAATCGTGTTGTTAATCTCCGGACGAATTTTCTTCGTCCTTCTTAAAATCGGCTGATTACCACGGTAATAATTATATAAATAATCAATCTCACCACTATTATTCCAATGAGTCGGAAGAACCTCTTTTAATACTTTAACAACATTATCTTTTGTGATCTCTTTCTCCGGGGAATATATAACCTCTCTGCCGAAAAAGGTTTTACTCGCTCCACTCATCGTAATCACCCAAATCTATAATCGGTATTTTGTAACGTATACAGTAATTTTTCTCAATCATACAACCCTTACTCATGCTTTTCTTTCCAAAAGCCCACATTTCATCGCACATATCAAGCAAGGTGAGGCAATGTTTCATTCCTTCTTCATAAGATAAGTGATGATAAAAGAAACCTGTTGCATGATGGGGAGAGAGGAAACAAACATCAAGATGATTTTTCATTAATTTTTTGATAAGAACGGCAACTTTATCGACGTTCTCCTGTTTCCCCCCAAATTCATGACAAATATAAACCAACTTATTCATTGTATCTGTCATTTCCATCACTCCAGCGTCACCTTCACGCTCTTTTTGTTACCCCGTAAAACTATTTCCTGTAACCCGTAAGAACTAGGTAATAACTGTTGTCGTAAAGCATAACCACCGTATTGAGTCCATGCTGTTGCTTGTACTAAATTAAACGGTTTAATAGAAACTTTTTCATTACGAGCATCTATAAATAGTTTCGCGGGTTTCGTTTGAGCAAGTTTATGAGCGTGTCCAACAATCAAAACGTCCAGGTTGTCTATATATGCTCCGAAACGCTCATTACGATTGACACTTGCTCCGGTATAAATCCCACCCCCGGCCCCGTGAATCACACATAAGGTGTAACTGGGCCTTTTTAATCCCTCTTCGTTCCTATCACCCATTCGGATTATAATAAAAGCCGCATTATCTCTATACCTATCCTCAATGTCCAGCTTGCAACACACGTCATATAAAGGTCGATCGTCACTTTCTTTCTTGCTCCTGCGTTCATGATTACCAGGAACCACGCACAAAATCTTGTCTTTGATTTCTCTTAATTCTCTCGCCAACCACAATTTTTGCTCGAAAGGAGAAATCACTTCATCGTAAACATCAGTCACAGAGCTTCTTATGCCGTTATTCATCATATCGCCCTGTATCGTTATATAAGAGTTTGGCTCCTTTTTCAACCGTTTCACAAAATCACGCCAAGCGTCTAGTAAGCACTCTTCGGCTCCGATATGGAGATCAGATATAGGATAAATTTTTATATCTTTCTTTTTTGGAAACTTGTAAATCAATAAATCGTAATCACTTCGCAATCAGAATCACCCCCCCTTGACCCGAAAAAAGAGAAAGCATGATCGCGTTCGGGGCTTTCGCCCCCAAGCAATCATGCTCTGAAAAGAAATCTTCTAGGGTTAGCTATAATATACCACAAAATTTTCCTTTTGTCAATAATTTCTATAATCGGTTAAAATGGCCTCGGAATCGGTTCCACTTTACCATACCCTCTATTGATTATTGAAGAAAAAAGAGCCAAGGAATCCGGCGCGTCATCGTTTTTATTCTTACCCGTTTGAAGGAAAGAGGTCAACTCCTTCATAAAAGCCGCATATTCTTTTGTTCTGTGTTTTTTATCTAAAAAATAAAACTTCTTAATATCAGGAGCATGTTGAATAATTCTAGCCATCTTGCTTTGATTTGACGGAGCTTTTCTATAACTCAAGTGCAGACGAACACCTTTTTCCCTGAGTTCTTTATCCACTATATCGCAATACTCGTCCCCACCGTTATTTGCTTCAAATATTGTCTGATGAGGAAGATGTCTCATTAATTTTCCAACAACAATGGGCCTGGTTATTGACTTGTCACCCTTATTGAACACCACATCTGAAATATAAACGCTCCCATCTTCGTACTCATAGCCGATAGGCATTGAAAGACTATCTCCGCCCCCCCAAGCTACATCACAAGCAGCATAAATTCCCACTGGATCACCACCGGGAAGCACACCATTGTAAAAATTAAGCTCATCTTCTGGAAAAAGCAACCCTTCGCGCTCAATCGGTTCGTTCATAAACAAACATTTCCAAGAAACATCGTCTAATATATCTCGCATATCCAAGAAATACTTTGTATCGAACCCCACGCCGTACATATAATCGAAATTACTTTCATCATTTTCATCCAACGCGGGAAAGGCAAGGAACCTTGCCCGTGGATCGTCGGCATACTCAAGCTCAAGTCTACCGATAACATCGTGAACGCTCCACCGGGTAGCAATATGAATTTCCTTACACATGAGCTTTTTCCGGGATCTCAGGTCATCGGTGTACTTGGCCCATAAACTATCTAACCGGGTTTTGGAGAGAGCTTCTTCGATGCCGGAAACAAGGTCGTCTGCGTAAAGATACTTTTCACAACGCGTGGCCCCGGTGAGCGAACCGTCAATGGAACGACAAGTGATGGTTTTAAACCGTTTCCTTTTCTCTAGATCAATAGTTTCGTCCTTAGAATTGGTTTGCACAATCCGAACACCAGGGAACACATCGGCCCACAGGTATTCCGGATCGGTAAGAATGGAAAGAACCCCATCGTAAAAACTCCTGGTAAGTTTATCCGAGTGAGCAGAAGCCAAATTCGGCAGCAGAGGATATTTCCCCATTACCCAGGTTAAAAAGAAGATGCCAAGCGTACTTTTTCCAGTTCCGGGAGGCATCGAAACACCTAATAAATCCAGCTTGTCGTCTTCTAGGTCTTGTAAAGCTTGCACAATCGGTAAAATTATTTTCCGACGGGGAAGATAAAACCTCTTTTCCGGCTCTCTTTCAAACTCCACATACTGCAAATAAGCATCAAAATCAATTTTCGCATCAAAAAGCAAGGATTTTTTATTCAAGTAATAGAATTTTTCAACCAAAGAATCGCTTTTCGCCAATCGTACCTGCTGTGCAGAAATTTTCCGTACGTCCTTATTCCATGAGTGAGCCTGTTTGTAGTTTTCAGATTCGTATATCCTGAGCATTTCAAATAAATCTTCTACAGCTCGGTATTCATGCGGCTTGTTTTCAACAACTGCCTGCAATTTTTGAATTATTTGTAAATTTGTCATAAAAATAAGCGCCCTCCCTTCTTCCGAAAGGCGCTCAGGGGCGCTCAAATAAGATTTGCAAATTATTTTTTAAATTCCTTCTCCGCTGGCTTCGCATGATAGACATTTACCCATTTTGCCCAGCGATGTCCCTGTTATTTTCTCATTGAATAAATGACAGTTCGCAATAATTGCTCTCGTATACCTAGGAAAGGAATCTCCTACTGTAGTAATCTCGATTTCCTCAACGCCGAATTTTTCCTGATGCGGACAGTCTAAACAATATTTGCCATCTGGCACGTTGAATACTACCTTCATATCAACCACCCTCCCCTCAATATTTTATTCGTTTCAATTCATAATCATAAATAGAGAGATGGTTTAATCCAAGTTTATTCCTCACATAATTCTGGTTAATTGCAACCGTCTTGGTTTCGCCGGGTTCGAAACGACCAACCGGGTATTCTATGTTCCAGTTGTTCACTTCGGCATGTTTATATACCACAATCACGTTTCTAAACGTCCGATTCGTAGTATTTGTAATCTCGAGAACATATTCCTTGCCTTCAACGGGTAAATATTTGACTTTGAACACCCGTTCCCAACCGGCGCACCCGGTCAA